CATCATGCTAAAGTAGTTGATGATGAACTTGCTAAAATCAAATCTATTGATTAAGGAAAAATAAATGTCTATAAACGATGATGTATATTCAAGAATGCTGAAACACCGTGCATTACTTACTCTTTACGAAAAGAGATTGGATACTGAAATTGATAAAATTTTAGCGTCACACAAAATAAGATTACAACGAATTGTAGCATTATCTAGTACAACAAATATAAATGTTTTAACTAGAAAATTAAATACTGAAATTCGTTTAACTTATAAAAAAATATATAAAGAGGGTATTAGTGAATTAAATAAATTAGCGGGTGTAAGTGCTAGATTTTATAAAAGTGTTTTTGCTAAAGCCTTAACAAATATTTATAAAGCTAAAGGTTTAAAAGATACTTTAAGGGTTAATGATTTAATTATTAGATCAAATGGAACTTATAGTCAACAATTAGCATCTATAAGTATTTTAGAACAAAGAAAAATAAAAAGTATAGTTAAAACTGGAATGATTCAAAATAAAGCTATGATAAATATAGCTCAGGATTTAGGTAAAAGTGGATTATTAGCTTCTACCGCACAATTAAAAACATTAACAAGAACTGCAATAACTGAAACATCTAATTTTGTATCAAATACAACATATAAATTAAATGATGATGTTGTTCAAGGTTACCAATATGTGGCTACCTTAGATAGTAGAACTAGTTTAATTTGTGGAAGATTAGATGGTAAAGTTTATTCATTAAGTAATAAAAATGCACCACAACCACCACAACATTTTAATTGTAGATCAACAACTATACCTGTAATAAAAAGTACTGATCAATTATTAAATACAGATAATAATAGATTACAAAAACGAAAAATTGCTGGATTATCAGATAGTCGTCGTGCCTCTATCAATGGTCAAGTACCAGGTAAAACAACTTATCCGGAATGGCTATCAAGTCAACCGAATGAAGTTAAACTGGCTGTATTAGGAAACCAAAAAAGAGTTACTTTGTTTAACTCGGGAAAAGTTAAATTTTCTCAATTTTCTAATAAAGATGGTAAATTAATTTCGTTAAAACAATTAGAAGAATTATCAAATTAATCTTTTGTTTTTAAATTAAAATATAACTAAGGCCGTGTCCAAAGGAAAAATAAATGTCAGAAAACATTGAAAACAATACTCAAGTAAAAGAAGAAACAGCAGATGAAACTAAACAACCGGATGTAAAACAACTGGTTGATCAAGAGGTTTCAAAAGCTATATCTAATATCAAATCAAATTTAGATAATGCATATAAAGAAAGAGATGAAGCTTTAAGTCAAATTGAGAAAATTAAAGTAGAGAAAAGACAAGCTGAAATTTCTAGCCTTGAACAACAAGGTAAACACTCTGAAGCTATGCAAATGAAACTAAATGAAATGAACGCTAAACTTGAGGCTTATGAACAAAAGAACATAGAATTGAGCAGAGATAATGCCGTGCGTACTCAGCTTAACTCTTTAAACTTCAAATCGGAAAAAGCCGCTAATATGGCCTATTCAGATATTGTAAAAAGTTTAAAGAAAGATGCTTTAGGAAATTGGGTGAATGAAAACGGAGCTAGTATTGATGAGACAGTGTCAAATTATGCTAAGGACGATAATAATGAATTCTTATTTTCTGTTAAAGCAAACATGGGATCTGGAATAACTCCAGCCAAACCAAGTACAGGAACTACTCCTGTGTCATCTATAAAAGATATGACAACTGATGAAATGCTTAATGCTGTTAGCAAAGGGCAAATTAAGGTTGCCGGAGATTGGTCTCAATAAGACCTATCTTTTATAATAATAACCGCACAATTATGTGCTTTAAATAATAAAAGGAAAATAAATAAATGACTGTAATAAGTTCAAACTTTAATAACATTGCAAGAGCAATTTCTGCTTACGAACAAGCTGGAAGAGCTGATGCTGCGTTATTAACATCAACTGCTATGGTTGGTTCTGACGCAAGAATCAATGATTCAGGTGAAAATTACACTGGTACATTAAGATGGTTAGATTTTACTGATCCAACTACTTTTAATAAACAGAACGAAACTGCTACTGATGTTGCTATTAATGAAATGGCAGTATCAAATAAATCAGCAGTATATATCAAAAATATTGATCATATTGCTGCACAAGAAATGTCAGTTCAAAGACTAATTTCAAAAGTTGATGGATTATCATACTTAGGTTCTCAATTTGCTTCAGTTAGAGCAAGAAGAGAAGATCTACAATTAAGATCTATCCTAAATGGTGTATCTGACAAAATTTGGGGTGCAACTACAATTGGTACTTCTGATCCTGCTGCTAAAGTTGGTACTTTTGGTTTCTATACTGGTTCTGATGCTAGTGATGATCCAAATCCATTATTTGCAATTGAAAACACAACTAACAATAGATCTGCTTTCTTTGATACTCTATTAGATGCTATCACTGAAGTTAAAGGTGAATTTGAAGAGCCTTTCTACTACTTAGTAGTTGATACTGCAACTTACAACATTATGAGAAAACAAAACGTTCTTGATGTTGCTCCAGTTGTAGACGGTAACTTCAATTTCTCTACTATTTTAGGTGGAAAAATTAGACTTATTATTAACAACCAATCGTTAACTGCTAACCTACCTGCAGGCTTAAAAGTATCTTACTTAGCTAAAGCTGGATCTGTACATTATTCTGATATTGCACAGACTAATCCAACTGCTATTGAAAGAAACGAACTAGCTGGTAATGGTGGTGGTCTTGTTACTGTTTTATCTAGATGGGGTAATATAATGCACCCTAAAGGATTCTCATGGGCTGGAAGTGCAACTGCATATCCTGCTAATGCTGATCTTGCTCTAGGTACAAACTGGACAGTACATGCTACTAACGTTAACCAAATTGGTTTATTCCCAATTTATCACGGTTAATATTATAACTATTAGATACGGAGAAAAATAATGGCTTTACAAAAAGGATACAATTCATTTGTAACTATAACAGAAGCAGAAAGTTATTTCTATGATAGACTTAACCAATCTGCATGGGATAGTGCCACAGATGAAACTGTTGAACGAGCTTTAGTAACAGCCACAGGAATTCTCGATAACTTGGATTGGGGTGGTGAAGCTGTGCCAACTGCCTCATATCCGTTATCATGGCCTAGAGATATTACTTATTGGAATACAAAATCTGGTGGGTATGAAACTTTAGAAGATGATAGATCAACAACAAGTTATGGAACTTTTCCTGAAGATATCAAAAAAGCTACCTATGAGTTAGCATTACACTTGATTAAAAATATGAGCACAATAGAAGATCAATCATCGGGTTCGCCTAGGTTGAAAGATTTAAAAGTTGGCTCTATTTCTTTAACATTTGATTTAGGATCTGGAATTAGTAATTTTAACGAATTACCTGACCATATTCGAAATATAATTGTTAAATTCGATAATCCTGCTAGTTCTGCAACTAATAGAGGAGTTAAAGTTAGTGGAGGTGCTTAATGAGTTACTCAAAACTAATTAAAAATAATGTAAAAATGGCATTTAATGTTATAGGTGATCTTGGTGAAGATATAGTATTTACAAATAAAACTGTAAGTAATTATAATTTTGCTACACAATCTGTTGATACTGCTACTGATACTTCTTTTACTGCGAAAGCGGTAGTTGAAAATCAATTCAGAACTAACGATGATACACCTAGACTAGAATGTAATTTAATGTTTGATTCAGATTATTTAGATTCTAAGAAAATTGATAATTACGACACTGTTGTATTTAGAGGTAAAACTTGGAAAATAAATAAATTTGAAGATAATAATTATGTTATTACTTTAACTGTTGGAAGGGAATCTTAATGGCTACAATATCACAAATGTTGACAGCTGTTGAAGGTTTGTTTGCTTCCACCGCTTGGACATCTAATAACATCAAAGCATTTCCTGCGAATTATCAAGGGGAAATTAATGCTGAGGAATGGATACGGGTTTCCGTATTACCATTTTCTTCAGAATTAGCTTATCAAGATGTAATAGCAAACGGTCAAATTGTATGTAATATATTTGTTCCAGCTGGAGCAGGTATGAAAAGAGCATATCAAATTGCTGATTTACTAAAAACATTATTAGATCAAGAAGTAATCTCTGGATATCTACAAACAACTAATAGCTTTATAACAAATATTGGAATTGACCCAAAAGACGCTGGTTTATATAATGTAGACTATACGGTCAATTTCAAATCAATTTAACCAAAAATAATATAAAGGAAGAAAACAAAAATGGCTCTAATTTCAAATATAGGTGCTGGTATTTTCACTAAACTAAAATACAAAGCTGATAGTAACTATACTTTACCAACTTCAGATTCTGAACATCAAACCTTCATTGGTGCTGGTGGTGATTTTGAAAATGCGGTAGATGTTACTAACATCAGAGAATTTCCTTCATTTGGTAAACCTGCTAACATTGTTAACGTACCTAGTTACGGACAATCTGTAAGTAGCCAAATACAAGGACAATCTGATGCTCCAACACTAGAATTTAGTTTGAATTATGTACCAAGTGTACATGATACAATTCAAGCTTTAGTTCAAGATGGATTAACATATGTATTTCAGTTGGATGTAAAAAATTCAGCTACTGGTGCAAATGCTGCATTTTACGTAAAAGGACAAATAGCTTCTTTTGAAGTATCGCCAAATTTGACTGATTCAAATCAGGCAACTTTGACTTTAAGTACTTCAACTGACTATACTGGTCCGTTTGCTGACGCATAATAAAATATATATTAGGCTGGGTTTAATTACCCAGCTTAATTAAATTGTATAGGATAAAATCATGGATAATAAACCATTTAATAAATATTATGTATTAAGAATAACTTCTTTACATATAAAAAAATCTGTAGATACATCAATAAGAAAAACTTATGATAGGCTGCAGGACGTAGATAATAAAGTTGAGGTCTTTGAAACATTAGATATTTTACATAAAATTAGAAAAATGATGGAAGACTTTGAATCGAATAATAAACATTTATATATAAAACCCTTAGAGGAAATTAAAAATGAAACACATAAAGATAATAGAGATAACGAAGAAAGTACCGTTCCTGGATCAGGAAGTGGAGATAAAACAACTAACAGTTAGAGGTATAAAGGATTTACAAAAAACATTAGATGTAAATAAAACCGATGATGTTGCTGGTATAAAAACTTTAAGTGCTATATTTAAACAAACTGTTGTAGGTGCTAATGAAATGGAAGATTCAGATTTTGAAAACTTTCCGATTAAAGCATTAACTGAACTATCACAAGAAATTCTTGTATATAATGGTTTAGCTGCATCAGATGATAAAGGTGGTGAATTGGGGAAGAAGAGCTAGCAGAATATGAATTGGCTCATCAATTAGGTGTTACATTAGATCATATTTATAATATGTCCAGCAAAGAATATATGGGTTGGATTAAATATTTTGAAACAAGACCGTACGGTTGGAGAGAAGATCATAGATCTGCTATATTGGCTCAAACAACTTACCAAGGTACTAAACCACTTAAGGTAAAAGAATTATTTCCATCATTAAATATGTTTTCAAAAAGCGAAGAACAAAAAGATATTAAATTAGAAGCTGGCTTTAATGAATTAAAAAAGATAGCTAAAAGAAATAATATAACTTTTATGGAAAATAAAAAATCTGAAAAATGATAGTATGGGCGGTGTAAACTGCCCACTTGAAAGGTAATTATGAGAGACACGAAGAAAATAACTGCATATGCCCTTATCAATAAAAAGAGAATTAAAGAACAAGAATTATTTAAAAACCTTAAAAAAGAAGTAAACACTGGTGCTAATGGTACACAAGGTTACATTATTAAAAAGGGTATAAACAAGGGCAAGAAAATATAATGGCAATAACTACTATAGGCCTAAGTTCGGCCTCTAAGAATTTAGCTAAAGATATTGATAAGGCAATTGAACAAGAATTTAGAGCAAGAGCATTAAAAGCTTTTGCTGACGTAAAATTAACAACTCCAGTTGATACAGGACAGGCTAGAAATAGCTGGTACATTGGATACACTGAAACATACTATAATCAAAAAACACCTATATCATCAAACATTAATATATTGGTTCCTAAAGATAAACCTGAAAAAATTATTGTTACAAATGGTACAACATATATAGAGTTCCTTAATAATGGACATTCTCAGCAAGCACCTACTAAATTTATAGAGGCTGCTTTTAGAAGACATTTTGATACAGTTAGTATTGAAGTAACTAACGGATAAAGGAAACATGGCTGTAAAATTAGACATAATTGCTAATGTAAAGGGACAGAGCGAAATAGGTAAATTACAATCTGGTTTAAATAAACTAGGTACAAATGCTACTATAGCTTCAAAAAGATTAAAAGGTTTAGAAGTAGCCGCTGCAAGATCAAGATCTACTTTTGCTGCACTTGGGACAACTTTAAAAGTTGGTGTTGCTGCATCATTAGCTGCTGTAACTTTTGGTATTGGTAAATTTGTTAAAGACACATTTGCTGCAGGTAGACTTACTGAATCACTTCAAGTAAGATTTAAACTATTATTCAATTCAACAACAGAGGGTGCAAAAGCATTTGAGGAAATGAATAAGTTTGCTAGCAAAGTACCTTTCTCACTAGAAGCGATTGCTGCAGGATCTGGTAACCTAGCCGTTATATCTAAAGATGCCGGAGAATTATCTAAAATATTAGAAGTAACCGGTAACGTTGCTGCAGCTACAGGATTAGACTTTAGACAAACTGCTGAACAAATTCAAAGAGCATTTGCTGGTGGTATTGCTGCCGCTGATGTATTCAGAGAAAGAGGCGTTAGAGCAATGTTAGGTTTCGAAGCTGGTGCTAAAGTATCAATTGAAGAAACTAGAAAGAAATTCTTTGAAGTATTTGCTAATGGTGGTCAATTTTCTAAAGCAACAAAAGACTTTGAATCTACATTAGAAGCACAGGTTTCATTTGTTGAAGATGCTTACTTTAGATTTAGACAAGCTGCTGCACAACCCTTATTTGCAGGTGTAAAAGAACAAGTAATTGCTTTGGTTGGTAATTTTAAAGCAAATGATAAACAATTAAAAGAATTAGCTAAAACTGTAGGGGAAAGATTAGCAGGTGCTTTTAAAAGTGTTGAAAACGGAATTAGATTTGTATCTAAAAATATTGATACAATAATTAAAGCATTTAAAATATTTATTGGATTAAAAATAGGAACATTTATTGGAGGCATTGGTGCACAATTTGTTATAATGTCTATTGGTATTGCAAATGCAACAGTTAGTATGAAAGCTTTAAATGTAGCTATGAGAGCTAATTTGGTAGGAATTATTGTAACGGCTATTCAAGTTGCAGTTGTAGCTGTAATAGCTTTTAGTGATGAACTTAAAGCCCTTGGTAAATATTTAATGGGTAATTTTAATGATAATTTAAATAAAATTAAAATAAACTTTTTAAAATTTAAAAATGTACTTAGCATAGGCGATGAAGATGTTAACCTTGAGGCTATAAAAAACTTACAACGTGAATTAGATGGTACTGCTGAAAAATGGAAAGCATTAGCAGATGCCCAAGAAGCATATCGAACAGGTAAAGGTCCATTATCAAGAGCAGATAGATTTAAAGATTTTAAAGGTGCTGATCCTAGAGGGGATATGGCTCGTGAAGATAATATAGCAGCAATTAAAGCAAAAGAAAAATTAATGGCTTTGGATAATAGAATTTTTCAAATGAATAAAGATTTTATTCGTGATCAAGGTAAACTTAATGCTGCTCAAACAACATATGGTAGTCTTTTAAAAGATGCTGGTATTGAAGCTAAATTAATTTCAAATACAATTAGTACAACATTACTAGATGGAATGAGACAAAATCTTTCAGTATTAGAGAATATAAAAAATATTTTTAGAAATGTATATCAAACTGTATTAGATACTATTATTTCAAAAACTATTGAATTACAAATAGAAAAATTATTTGAAAAACTTGGTGAGAAAAAAGTTCAAAACCAAAAAGAAATTACTAATGAATATGCAAAACAATTAGGATTAGCTACTGCAACTGCGGCTGTTAATAGTGCAAGTTCAGGTAATAGTTTATTTGGTTTTTTAGGTTTTAATAAAGGTGGAGTTGTACCAGGTGGCGCACCTTACACTGACAGGATTCCTGCAATGTTAACACCAGGAGAAGTTGTTATACCAAGAGGTCAAGTTGGACAACAAGGTTCAGTAACTAATAATACAATTAATATAAGTGGTAATGTTGATCAAAGGGCAATAGATCAAATTAGAGCAGTTATATCATCAAGTCCATCACATGTTGGTGGTGCTAATAAAACTTTCAGTAGAAATACTTCTGGATTAAGTATGAGGAGAAAATAATGTCAAAAATATTTGAATATACAAATGATATATCATTAAATAGAACAGCCAGAGTTAGAAGATCAATATCTAATTCAGGTTATGCTAGACAAGAAAGAGGCAGTCCGACATTTTATTCTATGGAAGTAAATTTACCATTATTAACTAAAACAAAATATGATGAAGTTGAATCTGAATTATTAGGCTTAATAGATGGTATTGATTTTAAAACAACTAGTTTACCATCAAATATTAATTTAACTTTTGCTAATGGATCTATAATTGCACAATCTGGTTTAACAATTACAGTTGTTGATGCTAATACAAGTGGAGTTGATGTTCAATTAGCTAATGTAGATAATTCAAGTAATGTTAAGGCTGGTGATTTTATACAATTTAGTTCAAGCACAAAAGTTTATCAAATTAAAGAAGATGCTACTGCAAGTTCTAATACAATTAGTTTTAAATTAATGACTGGTGCAATTAATCCTATTGTAAGTCCTAACACTTTTACTTATGGTAATGGAGTACAATTTAAATTGTTATTAAATGGTAGACCAAATGTAACAGTTGTACCTGGTCCAGGATATAACTATTATGCATATGGATCCTTTGAATTTCAGGAGGTTTTATAATGGTTAGAGTAATAGATTCAGTAACTTTAGCTGAAACAAATAGTACTAAAACTTATCCTATTGAATTAATTAAATTTCAAGTTACTTCAGATAATGCTGATAGTTTATTTTTAAATACAGGTTACACAAATATTACATATAATAGTGATACATATTTACCTGGTTCAAATATAGTAAGTTTATCCGCTGTTGAAGAAACTAAAGATGTAAAAACTAATGCAATAACTATAAAATTAAATGGTATACCAAATACAATTATAGCTGCTTTAGAAAATGTAAATGCTATAGGTGGTATAGTTACAATATATCAAGCCTTTTGGAATGAAGAAACTGGATCAATCCAAGGTCAAGTTTATCAAAAATGGCAAGGTGTAATTAACTCACATGCAGTTGATGAAGAAAACACTGAAAGTGGTGATGTTAATATAAGTGTAGAATGTAAAAATATAGTAGGTGCTATATTAAATACTAAGTCAGGTAGATTTACATCTGATAGTTCATTTAAAAAATATACAAATAATGATGCATCTATGGAATTTGTTGCCTCAATGGTTGACTTTAATCCTAGATTTGGCGCAGAAGATTAATAAGAAAAGAGAATAAAATATAATGATAAGAATTGGAGAATATAAAGACGTTGATCAAGGCGTAAAATTACTTGAACAACACAGAATGGAATTTGATTTTGGTCAATTTAAAGAAGACAATACGGAATATTATAAAGGCTTAATGGAAGCAATAGCTAAGGATAAAACTGCAATAATATCAGAAAATGATGGAGTTATTGATGGTGTATTATTAGGAATGAAAATACCTAATCTATTAAATCCACAAATAACACAATTACATGTTTTATTAACTTGGGTTAATCCCAATAAAAGAGGATCCTCAATATTTTATAGAATGAATAAAATGTTAGAGAAAGAAATAAAAAATCATAAAGAAGTTAAAGATATAATTTTTTATTCTATTCCAAAAACTAATATTAATTTTAATAAATTGAACTATAAAGAATTTCAATTAATGTATAAAAAGGAAGTTTAACTATGGCAGCAGCCGCACCTATTATCACGGCAATTACAGCAACAGGTGTTAAGGGAATGATAGCCAGATTTGTACTATCAGTAGCAGTATCATTTATTGCAAACAAATTATTTGCTCCAGATGTACCTTCTGGTCCAGGAATAGCCGATCAAGCCCCAGATCCTGGTGTTAGACAAAGAATAGCTTCTGATCCTGGTAATAAATTACCTGTTATTTATGGGCAAGGTAGAGTATTTGGTTCAATTACATTTGCTGATATAACATCTGATAACCAAACAATGGCATTTATTATTACATTGTGTGAAGGGCCTATTGAAAATATTGGTCAAATATGGTGGGATGATTATAAATTAACTTTAGATAGTGATGGTAATGTAACAACTGCAACAGATTCACAAGGTGGAACTGATGATTTTTTAAATGGAAATTTGACAGTTAAAAAATTTAAAGCAGGTGGAAGATGTTCTCCTATGGAAACATTTTCAAGTAAATGGGCAAGTAATGCTGTAAACAGAACAATGCCCAATGTTGCATATTTATATGTAGAATTAAAATATAATAGAGATGAATCTGTAACTGGTTTAACAAGTAAATTAGGGGCAGAAGTTCAAGGTAAATTAGTTAGAACATTTAATGGATCTACTTTATCAAGTGGTACATCTTATTCAAATAATCCTTCTGAATGTTTATTAGATTATTTAACTAGTACTGTTTATGGTTGTGGTGATGTAATGAGTGATAGTGATATTGATTTAACTACATTTGCATCTCATAAAACATTTTGTGATACCTTAATTACACACACAGATAAAGATGGTAACAGTACAACAGCAAAAAGATATACAACAGATGGTGCTATAAATACATTTGATGAAAGAGATTTAAATGTTTCTGATTTAGTTGTTTGTTCTCAAGCTATATTTTCTTATCATTTAGGTAAGTTTCAAGTTATTTCTGATACTACAGGGTCATCTGTAATGTCATTTAATCCAGATAATATGTATGGTGATGTTACAATAGTTAATGATGGTTTTAATAGTGCATTAAATAAAATGAATATTTCATTTTCTTCTTATGATCAAAAATATCAAGATGATCAAGTATTTTTAAATTTACCTGATAACTTAAAATCATATAATGAGCCTGAATTAGTTCAAGATACAAGATTTAAATTTGTAAATAATAATATAATGG